GCCTTGAAGACACCTCGGAGAGCTTCGGTCTTCCTGCCACTGCTGACTTTATGTTTGCGCTTATTAGCACCGAAGAATTACAAGACTTAAACCAAATAATGTGTAAACAATTAAAAAATAGATATGCTGATCCTAATATAAATAAAAGGTTCGTCATAGGAATTGATAAATCTAAAATGAGACTTTTTGATGTAGAACAAGAAGCTCAAGAAGATATTATTGATGGGCCTGTATTTGATAATACAGACATAGGACAAAATATGAAACAACCTAATGAGCTTTTTAAGGATTTTACATGACGCTTACTCCAAATTATAAATTACAAACTAGAAGAAAAAAAAATCAGCCATGGCAATATGAGGTACTTGAAACACAAACTCATTTAGTTGTCAGAAAATATTCTAAAAAAGCATTAGCATCTAATATGTGTCAACATTTAAATCTTGGTGGAGGTTTTGATGGTTTTACTCCAGCATTTATAGTGAGTGATGCACCTTCTATGGCACCAATAGATATAAATGAGGCATTTAAAGAAATCATAAATAACTTATAGGAGTTATTAAAATGGAATCTTATGCAAATTTTTTAGCTGAATCAATAGACCCTATTATTCTTGATATTTTGAGGGGTGTTAAATATTCTGAAAGCGATGCAAAAAATAAAACTATCATAACAATTCATGAAAATGATAGATTCACTGCAAAAGAAAATTTAGAAAAAAAATTAAAAGCTAAAAATGTATCCTTTAAAGATGGAGTAAAGTCATCTAGTTCAATTGATATTTTATCTACTGATTTCAGATTCAATGATAAGGACTATAGAGTATTTTTTAAACCTGCAAAACAAGGTTCAGGAGCAGGTGATGAAATGACAGCATTGGGAGAATCATTTCAAGCATATGCATCTTCAGCTAGACAAAGTTTAGGTAGAATATTAATGTCAGGTGAGGATGTTTTTGATCTAAAACCTAAAAATGTTGATGCTGATAGAACATTAGAACAATGTAAAAAATTGCCTTCAAATTGGATCAATACAGGAATTGTTATCGGTAACGCTTTTAATAGAGAGTTAGGATCTAGTACATACAAATTCCATAGAGGGTCTACATTAGTAAAACAGATTAATAATGAATATAAACTTCTTAGTAGAAAAGAAGGTATAAGGTTAAATATCAATAAATGGAACCCTGCAGACATATGGGCAGCTACCACAAATTTTAGATTAGAAACTGGATGGAATACTTTAGCAGAATTTAATCAATATTTGTTAGATAAGTTTATTGATAAGGAATTAATAGGTGTATCTCTTAAAATGCTCTCAGGTCCCACTGCCAAGAAAGAAATCTTTAATAAAGAAAAATCAAAACTTGAAGTAAGATTCAATTCATATGAAATAGTTAATAAGAATAAAGATTTTTTTAGTGCTGATGTAGCTAAAGATGCCTATTTGTTTTATACCGTCAACGGTAAAAACCAATCGATGCAATTAAGAACTTTTTCTGCAGGAGTGTCTGGATGGCAGGGTGAAATAAAAGGTAAATCAGCTGCAGGAGGTAAAGTTGGTGGAGGTAATTTAGAACAGGCATTAATACTTGCAGGTATTAGATCGACTAAATTTATAAATCAAACGAAATTCAAACCATATGCAAATAAAGGTGACGATAAAACTTTATTATCGTACATCACTATGTACAAGTATCTCTCAAAAGATAAAAGACAAAATCAAGAGCTCTTAGAGTTGGCTAGAAATCAATATAAGACCAAAGGTAAAGGTTGGTTTTATAGTAAATTTTTAAGTATTCAATATATTTACAATTTGATAACATCTGGTAAACAAAATGAGATTATGAAACAGATATCTCTAATAGCTTCCTCAAGTACAGACGTCAGTTCTGTATTTTACAAATACTCGTAACAAATTTTTCCCAAAAAACACTGAAATCTATTTTTGTCACAAAAATAACTGTTGACTTTTATTAAAAAGTATCCGATAATTAATTATAAAGTTAAGGAATAGTTATTATGAATTATGTTGAAACAATAGGTGGTAAGAAATATCAGAGACAGCTTGCAGAGCAAGTTGTAGATTTTTGTATAAGAAGTTTAATGCCCCGATATTCTACATTAGATATATCTGTAAATATAGACGACTTGAACAAGGATAATGTTAAAGGTTGGTGCATGTCAATATGTCAAAGAGAATTTGAAATAGAAGTTGATAAAAATCAATCAGATGAAAATTTAATTAAAACAATATGTCATGAGATGGTTCATGTATGGCAACATGCTTCAGGTAAATTATATTGTGATCATTGGAATAATGTAGATCATACTGAAACTGAATATGCAAAAAGACCATGGGAAATACAAGCATATGAAATGGAAGAAACTTTACAAAAAAAGTTTTTATCACGAAAATAACTGTTGACTTTTATTAAAAAGTATCCGATGATTAATTATAAGTTAGAAAAAAGGAAAAAAAATGATTAAAGTATACCAATTAAATTCAGAAACATTAGATAAAATTTATCCACAGTCACCCTTTCAATATAGTAAAGATGATAAGAAACTATTTGATATTGATGAGCATTTGAATAGTTATGTACATGTAGCTAATATTGATTGTACATCTCTCAATGATGCATTTCAAATTGGCAATATTGGTCCTAATAGTAAAATTGAAAGACTAAAGGAGATGCGTTCTATTTCAGTAGGTGATATATTACAATTAGGTGGTTATAAGTTCATCGTTGATGGCATGGGTTTTCATAGAATATAAGAAAGGAAATAATATGGAAAATATATTCAAATTAAATAATTTAGAAGTTACAGACGTAGAAGTTGATGGTATTGATATGAAAGACTATCCAGACTTTTGCGATGCTTATATAGAATCTGCTAAATTCAAAGGAACTGGTGTTGAGCTAGATGACAATGAGTTAGTTGAATTACTAGAAGCTAATCAAGATGCTTTTTTTGAAGCAGTAAATGACGAAGTATTATCTATTTGTGATAGACATTATTCAAATTAGCTGTTGACTTTTATTATTTTTGTGACTATAATTAATATATAAGATGAAAAAGAAAGGAAATAAAATGGGAAAAGTTAAGAATTTATTGATGGATATGCAGGATGATGTATACGCAATATTAGATAACGATACTATTCTTGGTTGCGAATGTTTTGAGGAGTTTCTAGCAAAAGTATGGAGACTTGATGGATTTGATGCATTGTTAGCAAAGTATAGTGCATATGATATCAAAGGTATATTACAAGATGGTTGGAATGATTATTGGGGAGGATACTTATAATGATTTGTTCAAGTAGGTCAAGAGACAAGTTTGTCAAAGAAGGATTGAGTGGGAGTGCAGCTAAGTATAAGGCCACTTATTTGTATGTTTATCTTGCTGATAAAATTAAGTTAGCTCAAGCTAATGTTCGTAGAGATCCTGGTAATGAGCTTCATCAGTATTATTTAAACAATCTCAAGCGTAACAAAACTATTCTTCTAAAAGAAAAAAATGAAGATAAAGTTAATTATATTCTAGATAAACTTTACAGTGATTTAAACTATGAATTTAATTTAGGTGGAAAATAACTGTTGACTTTTATTATTTTTGTGACTATAATAAAGTATAAAGTGAAGAAGGAAAAATAAAATGTTTAATTATGATACGATTATAAAGCAATTAGAAGCAATGTCATCTACAGATCAAGATGAGTTTGCTAAGAAATTACTAGACAAAAATGGTGGATTAGCAGTAACCCTTTCTACTAAAATTAATATAGCCCATCAGGATAAATTTTATGCTGATGAGTAATAGGGTTTTAGAAAAAAGAATCGATAATGCTATGACAGCTCTTGAATTTTGTAGAGATAGTAAATCGGAATGGGGTGTTCAATATTGGTCTAATGTTCTTGGTACTTTACTAAGAAAAATGAGAAGGAGTGTTGACTTTGTCAGTTAAAGAAGATATAATATATGCTATAAAGGAATCCAAGATGATGGGTTTAGATAGTAAGGATGCAATTATTAATAGTGCATCTAGATTAGCTAACGTACCTGCTTCTTGGGTAAGTGATGTTTATAATGATATAATGAAAGGAAATTATAAATGAGTAATCAGAGATTTGGTAAGACCCATAAGGCGTCCGGTTTTGATAACGGTGCAGGTATGAAACTACTTCAGTTTTTCAAGTATGCTAGAATAGAATGTGAGGATGCTGATAGAAAAGAAGCTGCTTTCTATTTTGGACAGATTGAAGATCATTTGAGATCTGGAAAAGGCCTGCCTTCAGAGCAAAATTCTATTATGAAAGTCCTCGGGTTATAATTAGTATAAATATTACGTCTAATTAACGAGGTTTCGATGAAAAAATTTTCAACATATCTAGCAGAGTCTAACAACTCCCACATGGAACATTTGGAAGACAATGTTCTTAATAGAGGAGTTGATGGCGCTAGAGAAGCCATTAACTTTATACAATCTCTTCGTGACATGCTTGCTGGTCGTACTGACAATAGAATGAATGTATCAGTAAAATGGGATGGAGCTCCAGCTATATTTGCAGGAATAGATCCAACTGATGGCAAATTTTATGTCGCAAAAAAATCAATCTTTAATACAACACCTAAAGTATATAAAACTCCAGCTGACGTTAAAAAAGATACTTCTGGGGATCTCCAAAGTAAAATGCTAAAAGCATTAAAACATTTACCTAAACTTGGTATTAAGGATATATGTGTACAAGGTGATTTTTTATATGAAAAAGGAGACCTTGAATTACAAAAAATTGAAAAAGAAAATTATATAACATTTCATCCTAATACTATATTATATGCAATTCCAGCTAAAACTCCCTTAGGTTCAAAACTTAAAAAGAGTGAAATAGGTGTTGTATGGCATACCACTTATACAGGTAAGACCTTTCAGACAATGGAGGCTTCATACGGTAAAGCTATAGCCTCACGTTTAAAAAAGACACCTAATGTTTGGTCAGTAGATGCTATATATAAGGATGTTTCAGGTAACCTTGGTATGACGTTTGAGGAAACAAGTCAGATTACAGCTGAATTACGTATTGCTGGTCAAATATTTAAAAAAACAAAAGCAAAATATCTCAATCAAATTTCTAATAATGAATTAGTTAAAGGTAAGATAAAAACGTTTCTAAACTCATATATTAGAGACGGACAAAGTTGGCCAACAGGTATGACTCTAGCACAATCCTTTATGGAATATATAACAGCTTTTTATGAAAAAGAAGAAGCAAAACGGAAGTCAGAAAAAGGTAAGGCCACGGTTAGAGAAAAGAAAAAAGAATTCATGAAAGTATTATCTGATCCAATATCATTAGCCAACATATTTAATCTTATGCATAAAATTGTTGTATGTAAGCATATGATAGTTAAAAAAATGGATCAAGCTGGTCATACTAAAACATTTTTAAAAACAAAAACTGGATATAGAGTAACAGGACAAGAGGGTTATGTTGCTATAGATCGTATTGGTAATAAGGCTGTAAAACTAGTAGATAGACTTGAATTCAGTTATGCTAATTTCTCTCCAGAAATTATAAAAGGTTGGCAACGGTGATGGCTAAGATAAGTCATCCAGAATATATTAATGATGAAGAATATAACTTTTATAAGAATCTAATAATTAAAGAAATGCCAAATGGTAATGTTGAACAGACAGCTTGTTTGTTTTGGCATAAGTTGGATAATGGTTCTTTTGGATCTGAGAATGATGGACCTTTACGAGATTGGTTACAAAATTGGCCTATATTTAAAAATGAATTATTGAAAAGAGGCTGGGGATTTCATAGAGTATTACAAGCTGGTGGCAATTTAGGTATGTATGCAAGGTTTTATTTGAATCATTTTAAAAAAGTGGTTACAATAGAACCAGATCCTGTCAATTTTTATTATCTTGTTAATAACACTCAAAGCGATAGGTGTACCAAGATACAGATGGCATTAGGTGCATCACAGGAATTGATATATCTAAAAAGAAGAAATCCTACTAACAGAGGCACATTTACAACACAAGCTAAGACTGTGGATGTAAACACTGATGTTGAAGTAATGCAAACAACAATAGATGCATTACAACTTCCTGATGTGGATTTAATACATTTAGACGCTGAAGGTGCTGAAGAAAAAATCTTATTAGGTGCAAAAGCTACAATAAAATTATTAAAGCCTGCTATCATAACTGAATTAGGTAGAGGTCATGAATTTTTAAAGTCATTAGGATACTCATTTATTTTAAGTTCTCAAGCTGATTATTTATTCTTGCATAATAGTAATATATAAATATACCAGTAGTTAGTCTTAGGAAAACCTACGTATGAAGAACCAGTAAGTCTCAGGAAAACCTGGCGAGGATAATAAAATGGATAAAAGCAAAACTAAAAAAATCAAAAGCAGTAAAACTGCTACAGGATCAAAGGGCGATGAAATCATCATATCGCCTAAATATAAAGACAAATTAGATGAAGCAGTTGCAAAAACAGCTGTATTCAGTTTTGGTAGATATAATCCACCAACAAAAGGACATGAACTTTTAGTTAGCAAGTTACGTGATATAGCTCGTAAGGAAAAAGGCATACCTCTTCTATTTCTCTCCCACTCGTTCGACTCCAAGAAAAATCCAATACCATATTCCGATAAAATCAAATTAGCTATGATGGCATTTGGTAAGGATATTGTGCGTCGTTCACGATCTAACGATATTATATCTGTTCTCAAAGAATTGAGTAGAGATTATGATAACGTTGTTATTGTCGCTGGATCTGATCGAGTACCAGATTACAAGAGATTAGAAAAGTATAATGGCAAAGATTATAAATTCAAATCTTTTAAAGTAATTAGTGCTGGTACTCGTGATCCAGACGGTGATGAAGTTTCCTCAATGTCAGCAACTAAATTACGTGATGCTGTAAAAGGTGGAGATACAAAAAAGTTTAAAAAAGGAATTGCAACAAGATTGGCTGCAGTTTCTGATATGGTTTTCAACATGGTACGTTCTGGTTTACAGTTAGCTGAAGAATTAGAGCAAGAAGGATTATTAACAGAAGTTTTAAATATACAACAAAGAAGAAAACGTGGAATTATGATGCGTCGCTATAAAACTAAAATAGCAAGAGGACGTAAAATAGCTTCTAAAAAAATGGCTGGTATGGCCAAACTAAAGAAAAGATCCCAAAGGCGTGCTATACAATTAGTAAGAAAAAGATTAGCAGGAACAAGAGGAGCTAATTATAGAAATTTAACTCCAGCAGATAAAATGGCTATAGACAAAAGAGTCTCACAGAAAAAAGCATTTATTCAAAAGATAGCTAAAAGATTGATGCCAGGAGTAAGGAAAGGCGAGCAAGATAGGTTAGCTCGTATGAGATCAAAGAAAAAAGAATCAGTAAATACACAATTTACAAATATGATATTTGAGGCTAATTTTAGAGTGGATATAACAGGTCTTCCAACAATGTATATGCAAGGAAGTTCTGCAACAGGGGTTAAAACTGAATTAAGAAAATTAATTAAGAAACCTGAAGAAAATATTAGTGGTATTGAAAAAGTACTGCCTTCTGAAATTAAAAAAGCATTTAGACTTAAAATGATGGGTAAAAGTGAAGAAGAGCCAATTGAAGAAATGCGTGTATCCGGAAGAACAAAAGGTGATAAAGTTAAACAATATAGTCATGTTGTTGTGAATACACAAGCACCTAAAAGTAGACATGTAATGAGTTATCATAGTAGTGAAAAGAATGCACAAGATCATATGAATAAGATGCAAAAACATGTTCCAGCTAAGCTAAATATTGTCACTAAAACAGGTAAAAGTACAAAAACTGATTATTTTAACGAAGATGTAAATGTATTATTTGAAAAAGAAATAAGTAGAGTACCACCAGAAAATAAAGATAAAAAGAAGACAAAGAAGTCTGATGAAAATAAATTTAGTATGGATTATTATAGGAAGTATCATAGTATATATTCTGAAGAAAATCCTAAAGTAACAGCTGTAAAAAGGAAGCACGAAAGAGAACGTGATCAATTAGCAATTAGACATGCTAGAGAAAAAACAGCTGCAAAAGTTAGTAATGAAAATTACAAAGTGGAATTAACAGACTCACAGTTATTGTTTACAATCGACAAAATGATGAATGAGATAAGTAAACAGCCATATGATATGCTAGATGAAAAAGCAAAGCAACGTTTACAAGATAAATCTAATAAAACTAATATTGATATAGAATCAATAATTTCTGTATATAATGAAGGTGTAAATAATTGGAATGATGAAATGAATATGAATGAACAGCAAGCAGGTTATGCTCATGTTAATTCCTTTATTGCAAATAAGAAAATAGAGGTAAAACAAAATTTCAACGAAAAATTTACAAATTTTATTAAGGAAACAAAAAAATGAAAAAATTAGTGGAAAAAGCAAAAGATATGATTATTGCAGCATATGTAAAAATTATAAACATTATTGAAGAGGCCTCTAAGAAAATAGTTGCCATTCTTAAAACATTAAAACCATGGTAGTATAATGCGATCATTTAAAGAATATGAACATATTGATTTAGTTTGTGAAGGTGCTAGTCATTTTGATGATTTAGTTATTGAAGAAGCTGAACATGAAGGTAAAAAAGTTAAATTAAACGACCCTATTAGAACATCAGAAAATCCCAATAAAAAATTTAAAGTGTATGTTAAAAATGAAAGTGGTAAAATTGTTGTTGTAAGATTTGGGGATCCAAATTTAAGTATTAAAAGAGACGATCCTAATAGACGTAAGTCATTTAGAGCAAGACATAACTGTGACAATCCTGGACCAAAAACAAAAGCAAAATATTGGAGTTGCTATCAATGGCGATCAGGATCTAAAGTAGATAATTAAATAAATAGTAAGAAATATTGTTAGGGAGATTACAATGAATAAACACGGACTATCAGCTGATTTATTGAAAGCAGTTAGTGCAATTCTCAATGGGGAAACACCAATTGAAGAAAAAATGTCATCTAAAGAAAAGATGAAAAAAGGATTATATAACGATAACTCAAATGATCAGTCTGATGATGGTGAAGGTATGGATAAAGTTCAACCTAAAGCATTAAAGAAAAAATTTAAGGATCGTAAAGATAAAGACATTGACAATAATGGTAAAGTTGACAAATCAGATGAATATATTGATAATAAACGTAAAGCTATTAGTAAAGCAATGAACAAGGAAGCTATTAACGCACCAATATTAAAAACAGCTAATAACCATGATCCAAAGCATGTTAAACAGGCTATAGGTATTGCATCAGACCCTAGATACAAAAAGGGTAATATGACTGGAGCAGTCAAGGCTATGAATAAAATCTCCCCAGGCCTCCACAATCATCCTCAAGTCAAAGCTGTACTTAAAAAGCAAAATGAAGCTGTAGATTTAGATACTAAGAATGTTGATAAAGCATTAAAGCACGATTGTGCTACACATATAGTCCACGAGAAGTGGGGATCAGGTCAATGTATACCTGAAATGCATACAATTGAAGAAACATCTGAGGGTGAAGGAATTGTGACCCATTATGATATACTTTTTGATCATGGTATTGAAGAAAATGTTTCCGTAAAAGAATTAAAAATAATTAAAGAGAAACATCATGGTCACATGAAAAAAAAGAAGAATATGGAAATGAAACAATCTAATCCAGATAAGTTTGTACCTTTCAAAAAGAAAACAAATGAAGGTATGGCTGATTATGATCCAAATAATAAAACTCATGTTGCGTTGAGGAAAAAGGATCCTACATTTAGAAATCCAAACATTACTCCTGCTCAAAAAGCAGCAAAAGCTAAAAAGGGCGCAGATTCTTTAAAAAAGATGAAAAAAGCCTTTGATGGGGAATAAACATGACTGTCGACCAAGAAACAGTTAAAAAAATGAAAAATGCTGATAAGTTGAAGCGAAATGCCACAACTAAAGATCAGATGGTGAGCGCGCTTAATAAATTAAATTATATCCGTAAAAAAGCAAAAGGTGAAATTTCTGAAGAAAATTGTTCAAGTGATTGTTGTGGTAAAAATACTAAAGTAGAGGATTGTACATGTCCTCCAGATTGTCCAGATTGTGATTGTAATGTGAATGAATTAGCATTAAAAACAGATAAAAAATTACCTAACCTTAAAGTACCAGCAAAAGGTCCAAAAGGAACATCAAAATATAGTAGGATGAAAAAGATGACAGTAAAAAAAGAACAAGTTATTGAAGGAAGGTTTTCTAAAGATGATGAAGAAGGAGCAGAACATATTGTAATGCAATTGAGAAAATCAGTTTCTATGAGAGGTAATAAAGAAGTTATGTTTCAAGATGGAAAAACAAAAAAAATTCCTTTTAAAGATGCACAAAGAGCTTTAGATAAATATAACAGAAGTAAACCTATGGATAAGATTAAATTACAAAAACAATATGAGAAGGACTATAGATCCTTTTCACAAGCTATTAAATAGGAGAGAATAATGGCATTATATGGAAAAAATGACCAATATAGTGATGCACCAAAATTTATTGTTAGATCTGATACAGGTGAAACAGGTCAAGCACAATTTGGTAACACAGTATTTGGAGCAGATGGAGCAGAAGTAGCAGCTAGTAAAAAGATTGCACATACTGGTTGGGTTAAAAGAACTGTAGGTAGCGGTGGAAGATCAGGTAGAGAGCACTATGAAGTGTTAGTAGCTGGTGGAATTTCTGGTGATGCTACAGATTTTGCAAACACTGCAGCAACTGCAAATACAACAGGTTCAGCAGACGATTCGATTTTAGCTGACAGTTAATAGGAATTTGTTATGGCAACGAAAATAAGTGAATTAAATACATCAATACAAGCCGTTGCAAATGATCTATTTATTACTGTAGTTAATGCAGCTAACGCTGCTACTATTGAATCTAAAAAAATTACGTTTCAGGGAATGGCAAATTCGCTACCAGGAGTATTAAATCTTTCTGGTAGTAATGGAATTGTAGTGGATACAATAACGGATGCAAACGCTATAGGACTTTCAGTCAATAGCGCTGCATTACCATTATTTCAATCTTTTACAATAACTAATCCAGAGACTAATGTTAGTCATACTCAAGCGGCTTCTTCTAATGACGCATTAGTCATTGAAACTGGAAGAAATTTTAATTTCTCTATTCGTGCAAATAATACTATTACATTAGGAACATTTGAAGGTGCTAACGGGGAGAATATTGATTTAACTGCTAATAGTACACATGAAATATTCAGTTTGGCTAATAATCCTTCTATAGTTGGTAATACAACTTTAGGTACTGATAGTACAAATATAACAACATTCAATTCCATTCCAATCTTACCTTCGGTCAATACATCAGTAAGAGATGCCTTAACAGCTGTTGATGGAATGATGATATATAATACAGAAGATACAAAAGCACAAGTAAGAGCTGGAGGAGCTTGGGCTAACTTACATTAATAAATTGAAATTGGTATTATGGATAATTTAAATAACGCGAACTTTATGCTGTATGCAGCAAAACATTATGATAACAGTCAATGCTATGACATAGTTGAATTTTACGATGATATAAAAAGATTTAAATATATCAAACGATTATTGAATAAGATAAAAGAACATAATGAAATAAAAGATAGATTAGTAATAAATCATTTGGTAGTCTTATATAATGTTTTTGGCCATGAGCCGACAAATAGGATGCTATTTTTAAAGTTGGATGGTTTACATGAATACTTGGTACCCTTTCTAATTTTTATGGAAAGATTACCAGAAAAAATTATGAATATTGGTTTGCCAAATAAAATATTATTATGTAGTGATATTAAACCAAATGAAGGTATCATTACAGTTTTAAGGAAATATAGATGGCAGGCACAGTAGTAGATTTATTTCTTGTATATCAATTTATACGTAGATTGACTACACCTTTCAATGAATGGAAGGCTTTTCAATTAGGTATTATTGATGAGAGAGGTAAGATTCTTAAAAAAAGATCAACATTATCAACTATTGAAGAACGAAATGCATTTCGTATATTTGATGTTATGATCTTAAAACTCAAAAAATTATTAGAAAAAGTCCCTGGAGGTAAATCCAAATTAGCCTCATATGCAGCTGCTTTATATTTAATAAAGGAATATAAAGAGGATATGAATGAAAAGCAAATATCAATTCTAGTAGAAAAATCTATGGAAGAAGATATTGCAAATGCAGCGGGTGGTGGTCATATAGCAGGAATTGGTGTAGGTCCAGATGGAGAACCTGGTGTCACAAAAAAGAAACAGAAAGAATATAAAGATAAGAATAAAAAATCTGCTTCTTTATTAAGAAGAATTACAAAGTTAGGATTAAGATGATGTTGACTGTTATAGGATCATTAATAGGTTTTGCTAGTTCTACTGTACCAGCAATTACTGATATGTTTGCTGCTAAGAATGAAAGATTGCATGAACTTGAAAAAATGAAAATGATGGCTCATCTAAGTAAGTTAGATCAAAAATTTGATTTAAAATCATTTGAAATAAAAGCATCAGCTGATGAGCATCAAAGATTAATTGAGCATGATGTGTCAATGTCTAAAAATAGAGGATGGATTAGTGCATTACAAAGATCAGTAAGACCTGTAATAACATATGCTTTTTTTATTTTATTTTGTACAATTGAGATAACTTTACTGATAGAAGCCATAAATACTGGGACGAACTTTTCTGAGGCTATTAATCTGTTATGGGATGAGGATACAAAAGCAATATTTGCAGCCATTATATCATTCTGGTTCGGATCAAGAGCAATAGAAAAGGCCAGGAAGTAATGGATACGGATACGAAAGTACAATTAGCAGAACTTAAGAAAGAAGTTTCGTTTACCGAATCTTTATTATTAAGAGTAGAACAACATCAAGAACAACTATTAGAAGTAACCACTGAATTAAAATCACGTCAAGATATTATGGAAGAACGACTAGCTACTGCTTTAGAGGAGCTCGCCCATATGCATAAAGACAATCATAGTAAAGATCGCGATCGCATAGAAAAATATGAAAAATTACATGCTCGTATCAGTGAAACTGAACGTCATATAATTGGTAAGATTGAACAGATGAATACAAGATTAGAGAGATTGGAGACGTGGAGATGGATGGTAATCGGTGGAGCAGCTGTCGTAGGTTTTCTTGTATCATTATTAGATTTTAAAAATTTATTTAGTTGACCTTTATTCAAATCTCCCGTATTATTAAATAATGTCATGGATTGAAAATAAATACGCAAGTCTATTATCATCACAATTAGAACGATTTAAACGAATCAGCAATGGTTATAATTTTCGTTGTCCTGTTTGTGGAGACTCTCAGACTAATAAATTTAAAGCAAGAGGTTACTTGTTATCTAAGGATAATACGTTAATATATTATTGTCACAATTGTAATTATAGTGCAAACTTTAACAAATTTTTAGAAAAAGTTAATCCCATTTTACATAAAGATTATGTAATTGAATCATTTCCAAATAGAAAACGTGAAGATAATAAATTACAATTCACTGAAGCTCCAAAACCAATATATAATGATAGTCTTAAACCTTTAAAAAAATTAAAAAAGATCTCTCAATTACGCTGGGACCATCCTGTAAAAACCTATATACTTAATCGCAAAATACCTAATCCATATCATGCTCAATTGTATTATTGTCCAGATTTTGCTGCGTGGGTTAATTATATAGTACCAGGTTTTTATACCTTACCTGAGAAGGATAAAAGGATAATAATTCCATTTATTGATAAGGATGGTAATCTATTTGGTTTCCAAGGAAGATCGACCAATCCTAATAATAAGATGAGATATTTAACTATAATGTTAGATAATACAGCACCTAAAGTGTTTGGCTTAAATAATGTAAATTTAAATGATAAATTTTATGTATTTGAAGGTCCTATTGATTCAATGTTTATAAACAATTCTATTGCAGTCGCAGGATCTGATATAATGAGTGTTTTAAGGCAATTGAATGTTGATAAGTATAAGGTCATTGTTTGTTATGATAATGAACCAAGAAGTAAAGAAATAGTATTGAAGATAAAAAAGACAATAGATGAGGGATATAATGTTTGTTTTTGGCCTGATAACATTAAACAAAAAGATATTAATGATATGGTTATGTCAGGGATGAAAGTTGCAGACATTAAATTAATAATAGATCAAAATAATTATAATGGTTTGCAAGCAAATATGAGATACAACTCATGGAAAAAAATATAAGATAGCGGGGATATAATGGCTGATATAATAATAACAAAAAGAGATGGTACAAAAGAATTATTAGACTTAAATAAATTTCATAAAGTAGTTTCATGGGCATGTGATAAATTAAAAGGTGTTTCTGCTTCTGAAGTAGAGTTAAAATCTCATATACAATTTTTTGATCAGATGAAATCGTCTGACGTGCAAGAAACATTAATTAAGGCTGCAGCAGACCTTATAACTGAAGAATGTCCTAACTATCAATATGTTGCTGGTAGGCTTATTAATTATCAATTAAGAAAAGAAGTATATGGACAATATGACCCTATATCATTGTTTAAACACGTAGAAAACGTCGTAGAAAAGGGGTTCTATGAACCAGCATTGTTAGAATGGTATACTGTAGAAGACTATGAAAAACTTGATAAAAACATAGATCATACCAGAGATGATATATTAACATATGCTGCAATGGAACAATTCAGAGGTAAATATCTAGTTAAAAACAGAACTACAAATGAGATATTTGAGACACCTCAAATAGCCTATATGCTAATATCAATGACATTATTTAAAGATGAAAAGGTAGATAGGTTAGATAGAGTTATTGATTTTTATAATTCATTATCTCTATTTGATATATCATTACCAACACCAATTATGTCTGGAGTTAGAACATCTGTAAGACAGTTTAGTTCATGTGTATTGGTTGAAACAGATGATACATTAGATTCAATAAATGCAACATCTAGTGCAATAGTGAAATATGTTTCAAAAAAAGCAGGTATAGGTATCGGTGCAGGAAATATTAGAGCTTTAGGCTCTTCAATAAACGGGGGTTATGCCACTCATACAGGTGTAATACCATTCTTCAAACTGTTTCAATCAGCAGTAAAATCCTGTTCTCAAGGTGGTGTAAGAGGAGGTGCAGCAACATTATATTATCCATGTTGGCATCTTGAAGTAGAGGATATACTTGTCCTCAAAAATAATAAAGGAACTGAAGATAATAGAATTAGACATTTAGATTATGGAGTGCAATTCAATAAGTTAATGTATGAAAGACTTATAAAAAATGAAAATATAACATTATTTTCACCATCAGATGTACCTGGACTTTATGAAGCATTTTATAGCGATCAAGAAAAATTTGAAGAATTGTATACAAAAGCAGAAAGATCATATAAGACGAGAAAAAGATCTATCAAAGCTATTGATTTATTTTCAGCTTTTATGACTGAAAGGAAAGATACTGGAAGGATATATTTAATGAATGTAGATCATGCTAATGATCATGGATCATTTAATCCAGAACTTGCACCTATTAGACAATCTAATTTATGTTGTGAAATTGATTTACCAACAAAACCACTATCAAATATTAATGATGACCAAGGTGAAATTAGTCTTTGTACATTAGCTGCAATAAACTGGGGTAATATAAAATCCCCTGAGGATTTCAAGAAACCATGTGAAATGGCTGTAAGGGCATTAGATGCATTACTCACATATCAAGAATATCCTGTTAAAGCTGCAGAAGTAGGTACAATGAATAGAAGACCTTTAGGAATAGGTATAATAAATTTTGCTTATTGGATGGCAAAAAATAACATGAATTATACTAATCCTAATTTGGATATGATAGATGAGTATGCTGAAGCATGGTCATATTATCTTATTGAAGCTTCAATTCAATTAGCTAGAGAAAAGGAGCATTGTTTATTAAATGATCAGACCAAATATTCTCAAGGTATATTTCCAAAAGACACTTATAAAAAAGATGTTGATGAATTGGTTGATAGAAAACCGACAATGAATTGGAATAAACTTAGAACAGATGTAAAGATATATGGTATTAGAAATTCAACATTAATGGCATTAATGCCTTCTGAAACATCATCACAAATATCAAATGCAACTAATGGTATTGAGCCTCCAAGAGCATTTGTGTCAGTAAAACAATCAAAAGATGGTATCCTCAAACAAGTAGTACCACAATTTAGAAAATTTAAAAATAAATATGAATTATTATGGGATCAGAAGTCCCCAGAAGGATATATAAAGATAGTATCAGTTCTACAAAAATGGATTGATCAAGGTATATCAGTAAATACATCATACAATCCTCAATTTTTTGATGAGGAAAAAATACCAATGAGTGTTATGTTAAAGCATATCATTATGTTCTATAAGTATGGTGGAAAACAATTATATTATTTTAATACATTTGATGGAGCAACAGATGAAATAGAAGCTCCTCAACATCATATAGAAGATTTTGACTTACCGGAAATAAATACTGAAGAGGACTGCGAAGCATGCGTGTTATAAGTAAAGCGACTAAATCTCATCTCGAGCGTAATATGTTTTTTGATGGAGAAGTGGAAATAGCTAGATATGATCAAGTCAAGTATCCACAATTTGAAAAGTTAACAAACAAACAATTAGGATTTTTTTGGAGACCTGAGGAAGTTGATATACTCAGAGATTCAAAAGACTTTAGAAAATTAACTGAGTCAGAACAGCATATTTTTACATCAAATTTAAAAAGGCAAATTCTATTAGATTCTGTTCAAGGTAGAGCTCCTAATCTAGCGTTTCTACCAATAGTGTCATTACCTGAGCTAGAAACTTGGATAGAAACTTGGAGCTTCAGTGAAACTATACATTCGAGATCATACACCCATATAATAAGAAATATATACACGAACCCAGGAGAGGTCTTTGATACCATCATGGATATAAAACCAATAGTAGATTGTGCAAAAGATATTGGAAAATATTATGATGAATTGATTGAGAATCCTACAAAAAAGAATCTTTGGTTAGCAATAAATTCTGTAAATGCATTAGAAGGGGTTCGTTTTTATGTTTCGTTTGCATGTAGTTGGGCATTTGCTGAACTAAAAAAAATGGAAGGTAATGCTAAAATTATTAAATTAATATGTAGAGATGAGAATATACATCTTGGATCTACCCAACAATTATTAAAATTATTACCAATTGATGATGCTGATTTTGTCACTATAAAACAAGAGTGTAAAAATCAAGTGGATCAAATGTTTGAAGATGTAGTCAAACAAGAAAAAGAATGGGCTGATTATTTGTTTAAAGATGGTTCAATGATTGGATTAAATGCAGATGTACTTAAAGAATATGTTGATTGGATTGCTAATAAAAGAAGAATAGCTATTGGAATGCAATCTAATGGTAAGGGTGGAACTAATCCTCTTCCATGGACTCAGAAATGGATTGCAGGAGGAGAAGTTCAAGTAGCGCCTCAAGAAACAGAAATAACTTCATATGTTATTGGTGGAGTGAAAAAAGATGTTGAAGATAATACATTTGCTGGTATGTCATTATGATCAATATAGCAATTAATAATTTTGTTAGATTAATTGTTATACCAACTATAGTATTATATGCTTTATTATTATCCTTCCTTGCAATTCCACTTATGATAAGTACCCAATACAAAGCCGCAGGTTGGTTTTACTTAGGTATAATTATTTACTGTCAATTTATTTGGCAGGGATATGTTTTAGGATAAATATATGTCTATAGAGAAAAAAAGAATTACTGTTAAATGTACTGATTGTACTGAAGAATATGACATTATAACAGAAAGTGAAGAAAGTATATCTTATTGTATATTTTGTGGGTCATTTATAGAACCTGAAGAAGAAGATATATACACAGATGAATATGGAGAATATGATGAATAAAATAGGAATTTTATTACTAACCTTTGCGATGAGTTCATGTAGTTTATCAAGTATAACTAACTTGATGCCACGTGATCATGATTCACACATGGTTGGTCATTGGGTTCATGCTAAAATGGCTCTTGATAGAGTAGATTGTAGTTATGAAATAGGCAGTAGAGGATGGATATATGTATCAGAGCAAACTGAGGCGTTATCTGTTTATACTGCATTTAGAAACGATCCTCAAGCTAAAAATATGGAAGATCTTGATAAACATGTGAATAAGATGTTATCTGGGGGAAGTGAAAAATTTTGTAAACTTGGAATTAAAATAGCTGATGGTAGATTGCAAGCTGCAAAAAAAGCATGGAGTGATAGATAATGAGTATATCTAAATTAGAAAAATTAATAGAAGAAACAAAAAATTCATATCAAAGTAATGAAATATCTAAAGATGAATATGTTTATACAATAAATCAGATAAAAGATATTCAAGCTGCTGAGGAATTAGCTGGAGATGAAATTGCTATTAGGCGTGTCGTAGAGATATGTGAAATAGCATTGACTATAGTATGATAATAACAGGAATAGATTATTCTATTTCATCACCTAGTGTATGTAGATATAATGGTGGAGATTTTAAGTTTTCAAATTGTGATATATTCTTCTTAACTGAACGTAAATCCCTACACAATAAATATAATAATATATATGGAGAACCTCATCCTATATACTCAAGTCAAGAAGAGCGCTTTGATAACATATCGCAATGGGCCATTGATAAATGTATTGATAGCGATCTTGTTGTAATAGAGAATTATTCATTCGGATCAACAGGAATGGTCTTCCATATTGGAGAAAATGTAGGATTACTCAAGCATAAATTATTTAGTAAAAAAATAAATTATTTTTCTGTTGCCCCAACTGCAATAAAGAAGTATGCTACAGGTAAAGGTAATGCTAACAAGAATATGATGATTGATACTTTCATGGATAAAGAGAATATAAATATAAGAGAAGAATTATCATTAAAAGAAAATAATATAACACCAACAAGTGATATTATAGATAGCTATTGGATATGTAAATATGGAGTAGATAATTATGATACAATATCAAAACCCTGATGATAAAAAGATAATTGAAATAGAAGAAGATATAGGTAATTTTATAATGGTAAGATATATAGATCCTGATTATCAAACGAAATTGAAAGTAGCTAAAAAAGATATTAATTCTTTTATACAAAGAATAGAAAATAGTGGATGGATACAATGTATGAAGTAATAAGTGTTGTAACTACAACCAAACTACATAATAACTTTGAGAGTTTTGAGCTGGAATGGATTCAGGATCATCCTAACTATTTACAAACTCTATCACAAAAAATAGCTCTTGCAGGAGATAAGATATCCCGAAGAGATAGCGAATGGAATATAGAAACAAACACATGTGAAATAACTATACTCTTTAGAGATATAGAATCAGCCTTAGATTATATGAGAGACACATACATGCAAATGTATCAATTAGATGTCAGTAAAATAGTATATAATGATGTTCAATTTAAGGAATATTTATTAAATACAACAGTGTCAATACTTGATGGCAAATATACTATAAAAGTTATATCATTTAAAGAAGTAAATTAATTGAATAACTATATAAAAAAATATGATAAAGTAATAAGTGAGGATTTTTGTGATCATCTTATACAGCAGTTTGAATCTCATATAGGGCATCATGAACCTTATAAAGACAAAACAATGTCATTTACTCAAATACAATTATTTTCTCATAAATCATGGGATTCGTCAAGTGATCTTTTAATCAATGTTTTTAAAAAACATTTACAGCAATATAAAGAGGACTTCAATATTAATGAAAAAATGTGGCCACAAAAATATGGATTTGAGGGATTCAGAATAAAAAGATATATGCCCAATGATGTGGATGAATTTAAAGAGCATGTAGACGTTAGAGATCATAATACTGCAAGAAGATTTCTTGTCTTTTTTCTTTATTTAGATGATAATGAAAAAGGAACAACTACATTTTCTAATATGAATTATACTTCAGAATGTACAAAAGGATCTTTGTTAATGTTTCCACCTTTATGGCCATGGCTACATGCAGGTCAAAAACCAATTAAAAAACCAAAATATATATTAGGGAGCTACTTACATTATGCCTAGAAGAAAAAGTAAAAGTGATGGATATAAATCCAAAGGTGAACGTCGCAATGTGTCGAGATCGGTAATAAAAGCAGTTAGAAGAGAACTAGATCCATGTATAGGTATGAATCATATTGTTAAAGCATGGAGAAAAGGATTGAATCCATGGCTCACATTACCTAATCCCAATAAAAAAGAGACTAACAAAATGTTTATTAAAGTCAAAGCAAATATAGCATGGGGTAATCCAAACAGACCTGTGTCAACTAATATACAGAATAGAGATTGATGATGGATATAGAAATATATACACGTGATGGTTGTGGTTATTGTGATATGGCAAAGGAACTAATAAAAAGTAAAACTATGTCATATATGGAATATAATATTGGAATGAGACCAGAATATAAAACGGAATTATTAGAAAGAGCACCTAATGTAAGAACTCTACCTCAAATATTTATTAGAGGTAAGCATATAGGTGGATATAAAGAATTAAGTGAGAATTATAATATTTAATAAGTGAGATTAATATGGCAGTGACGTTAAATATATTTGATAGCAAAGCTACCTCTGAAGGTCCTGAGACAAATGAGACTGATAGGAATTCAATGGGTGGTACTGAGATAATGAAATATGGCTTACATAATAGGTTAGATAAGGATCTATTAAGCAATTTTCAAATTATATGTTCAAGAGTTAGAGAAATAAATCCAAATAAAAAAATTATTTATTGGTTACATGATTTACCAGGTGATCCTGAATCAGAGCATCTAAAGAATCAAGGCTGGAAAAGATTTGATAAATTGGTTTTTGTTTCTAATTGGCAGCTAGAGAATTATTCTAAACATTATGGTATTCCATATTCTAAATGTGTAGTATTACAGAATGCAATAGAGCCAATTGGTACACATGATAAAGATTTTACAGGTAGAATAAAATTAATGTATCACTCTACTCCTCATAGAGGATTAGATTTATTAGTAGCAGTTTTTCAGAAATTATGTGAAATGTTTGATAACATTGAATTAGATGTATTTTCTTCATTTGCAATATATGGATGGAAAGAAAGAGATGAACCTTTTAAGAAAGTATTTGATGTATGTAAATCTCATCCAAAGATTAATTATTTTGGTTCAGTATCTAATGAAGAAATAAGACAAGCATTACAAAGAAATCATATATGGGCATATCCTTCTATATGGCAAGAAACATCTTGTATGTGTCTAATGGAAGCAATGTCAGCTGGATTATATTGTGTTCATCCTAACTTAGCAGCTCTACCAGAGACAGA